ATAGTAATACATAAACTTAACATATTACCTGCAAGTAGAATTAACCCTTGTTTTCCCTCAGATTTTGTTATAATTTCTTGTTTCAATATTTCGTCTTTAATATCAGATGCTAAATCTTTATTTTGACGATTAATACACATTATATTATAATTTTTTAATAATTTATCTTCTAACATTAATAATTTTAAATTTTGAGAAATAAAATTAATATTATCTGATGGTAAAAACCAAATTTGTGTAAATGGTGTTCTTGAACAACTATTATTTATTCTTGTAAAAATAGATTTGTCTCCTATTTTATAATCTTGTTCTTTTTCTGAACCAGAAATATATCTAAGTATAGTTTTAACTTCATTATTATAATTAAATTGTTTATCTTTATTCAAACTAAAAAGAACATCAAAACTAAAACCATAATGACTACCCATAATATTTTCTTTAATTATATTATATCTTTGTGAGTCAAACATATTAGTAATTAAATGTAATTCTGGCATTCTTTCATATGATTTAAATATATCATTTATTGATAATCCTAAATCAGTATAAGATTTAATAGTTGATATAATGTATTCATCACCATGTTTATCTTTTAATCTAATCAAATTATTTTCATCAATTAATATACTTTTACATATTTGTTCATCTTCGATATCCCAATACATTTGACATTCATGTAAAATATTCCATTCTTGTAATGGTTTGTTATAAGTAGCTGTTAAATATATTTTAACAGTGTTTTTTGATGAATATGAATCTAAAATATCTTTTGACAAGTTTGTTGTTCCTGAAAAATGATTTTCATCAAACGCAATGATATCTAATTTTAAATTTTTAATTTTCATAATAGTATTATCATTAGTATAACTTTGTAAAAGTTGTTTAGACATTACAAATATATTATTATCACTTGTTTTAATACTATTTAATGATTTAGAGCCTTTAATATGATGAATTTTAAATTTATCAAAATCTTTAAATTTATTAAATAAGTCATTAGTAAATTGTGGCAATGTTTCAGTTGGTGCAGGTGTAATAATCAAAACATTTAATTTTTTCATAATTTTAATTTGTTTAATAATAATACCACCAATCATAAAAGTTTTACCACTTCTACATTTACAACCCCATAAGAAAGATTTATTTCCCTTTTCAATTAAGTTGCTTGTTTTTTGTGTAATTAATTCTTGATGAAATCGTAAAATTAAATTTTCTTTACTATTCAAATAAATACTTTGCCAATCTTCATTTTTATTTTTAATTATATTTTGTTTAAATGCTAAAAAATAATTATTCAAGTCTTTTTTATCTAAAATATGTTCTTTTATCATATATTTTGTAATATATTTACTAGATTCCCTCGCATTTTTAACTTTATCTAACATTTTTTCCTTATTAGGAACAACAAGATAAATTTTATAATTTTTATAAATATGTTTATTATTGTCAACCATTGCTATAATATTTTGAATATCATAATAATCTACGGATTTAGAATTTTTTTTATCTTCATTTGATTTAGGATATTTAGAACTAATGAAAATATATGTATCATCATTTTTATTTTGTAGTGTAATATCAGAACATCCGCCAGAATTACCACTAAAAACTTTTTCATTAAGATATTCATTAAGATTTTTCAAAATTTTAAGTTTAGCATTATTAGAATTACCAATTAAATGATTAAAATTATAATTAGTGAAAACATCACAAAATCCAAATTTAATAACAATATCAAATAATCTTTCAAAAATAAAACCTTTTTCAGATTGTGTTTTACAATTTTTTAAAATATCATCAACCTTATTGAAAGTTATAATATAGTCAATAAAATCCTTAATATTCATATTAGTAAAGTTCATTTCGTTTGTAGTCATATAAGTATATATATTTATTATACTTTAAATTTAAATTAATCAATTTTTTATATTTTTATAATAAAATAAAATAAAGTTGTTTTTATAATAATTTATATACAAATTATTATAAAAAATCGGCATTTTAAATCTCCAATGGTGTAATATTCCAATTTTTTTAAATTAATCAAAAATTTTAGATTTCTTATTTTTATAAATTAAGCAAGGTTTTTAGATTTCTTATTTTTCTTTTTAATAGGAACGGTGTTATTAACGACATCACATTTATTTTTATACCATTTAATATATTCTTCTTCTAATAAATCTAATTCATTAATCCAAATAGTTTCTGGTGTTAACAAATCAAGTTCTTTATATTCTGCTTCTTTATCATCTTGTTGTTTCTTGAGTTCTTCAATTTTCTCAAAAGATAAATTATAAATAGGCATAGTTAGTAAATAATCATATGTTGTTTTAGTGTCGCTTTTATTTTTTCCAAATTTAGTGAAATCATTCTTTTCAAGGATTTCAATAATATCTAATTTCTTTTTATTATTAATTTCAATTTCTTTTTTAACAACCATCAAAATAAATCTTACTTTATTAGATATTATTTTAAGCTGATATTCAAGAATACTTAATTGGTATTCTTTACGATCTTTGTATAATTTAAATCTAATGTTGTAATAATCTCTCATAATAGCTTCAACAGTATTATATTTTTTAATATGTCCTTCTGGTCCATATAGATGCATATTAGTAATAGAATATTTTTTATTCAAACGGAATAATTTATCAATATTTTTAACACTTGATAAATATCCATCTTCAAATGATAGTTCAAAATGAACTTTTGATTCTGTATTGGAATCTTTATACCCAAGAAAATTATTATCTTTTTTAGGTTGCTTTTTTACCTTTTTATCGTCTTTACCTTTAACAGGTGTATCATCTAACATTTTTTCTAAAAATTCTTTATAATTAGATGTCCATTCACCAACGGGTAGTTCTGTGATTATTAATTTATTTTCATTAATCGTCCATGACCCAAAAATTTCATATGTAACATCATCTACTTTATAAATAACTCCTTCGAATCCTTGCCACCATGGATCCATTGGTTCGAATGTTTTATTATTTATTATATTTTTAATATTATTAATAATTTCGAGTGGATTGTAAGGAGGGATTTTTGTTGAAAATCCAGTGCCAATACCTTCTGCGCCATTTACTAAAATCATAGGAATTATTGGAGCATAATATTCTGGTTCAATAGGTTCGTTATCTTCAAACTGTTCATTCAACACAGGATTGTCAAGTGAATTATAAATTATAGAAGTAATTTTTTCAAGAGACGTCCAGATATAACGTGGTGACGCAGCATCTTTACCTCCTTTTAATCTAGTTCCAAATTGTCCCGCTGGAACTAGGATATTTATATTATTCGAACCAACATAATCCTGTGCCATTCCAATAATAGCACCTGTTAATGACATTTCGCCATGATGGTATGCTGCTTTATCGGAAACAAATCCTGCTAATTGTGCAACCTTAACTTCTGTTTTATCTAATCCTCTCAAGTGGGCGCCGAATAAAATTTTACGTTGAGATGGTTTTAATCCATCAATAACTGATGGTATTGACCTAATTAAATCATCATTTGAAAAATGAATTAAATCGTAATGAATAAAATCATAAAATGAAATTATTTTTTGTTCGTGTTTTAATACATTCTCTTTATTATAATTTAATAACCATCTTTTACGGTCATCAGCCCGTGATTTCTCAAAGGCTAGTTTTATTGCATCATCATCATCATGTAATGGTGTAAATGTCTCATTACCACCATCATCATCACTTTCTGTTTCATATTTTTCATTATCTGAATCTGAATTATTTTCTGGTTCAATTTCTTTAATATTTGTTTTACTTGTATCAACATCTTTATCAATAGTTTCCCAATAATAGTTAATTAATTTAGTTTCAATATTAATAAAATATTCTTTAGCTTCTTGTGTTGTTGATGTACCAAGTCCCTTATAATATTTAATTTTATAATTCATAGCTTCTGGTTCATCTTTCCAGTGATCATAATCAGTTAAATTATAAAAAGTTTTTGTTTTACTCCCTTTTGTTGCTTTGACAATAGGTGTATTTAAACTCTGTACAAATTCTTGATGTTTTATAAGTGATGGCCATAAACTATGTAACATATTAATAAATAATCCTTTAATATGACTACCATCTACATCTTGATCTGTTAATAGTAAAATATGACCATATCGTAAAGTACTGAATTTTTCATCACTTGTATAATCTTCACCTTGTTTTAATCCAATAATTATTTTAAGACTTTTAATTTCTTCATTGGCTAATAATTGAGCTGTTGCTGCTTCACGTACATTTAAGAGTTTTCCCTTCAACGGAAAGACTCCATAATAATCACGACCTATAACACCTAAACCAGCCATTGCTGTTGCTTTGGCTGAATCACCCTCGGTTAAAATTAATGTACATTTAGATGAATCTTTTGTTCCAGCTTTGTTTGCATCTTCTAATTTTGGTATACCAGAAATCTTAATTTGTTTTTTACCATCTGTTTTTTTAAGATTAGAATTTTCCTTGAATTTTGCTAATTCAATCATTTGTTCTACAATACCACATTTTGCTAATTTCTTTAAAAACGCAGGTGTTGGTACATATTTAGAACCAAATTTATCAGCTTTTGTTGTGAGTGAATCTTTTGTTTGAGATGAAAATGCAGGATTAATAATTGTGCTATTAATAAAAAATATTAAATTTTCTTTAAGAAGTGTTGGAGTAATTTTAATATCTTTATCCTTCTTTTTAATATAATCATTAATTAGTGTTTTTACAATATTATCAATTACGAGATTACAATGAGTGCCGCCTTTAAAAGTATTAATACTGTTGACAAAACTTATAACTTCACCACCATTATCGGGTTTATATAAAACACCAATTGTCCAATTTTCGTCATTATTATCATAAAATAGTTCTGAAGTACTACTTGGATAATATAATTCAATATATGATTTAAAATTAGTTATATCTATTTTATCATCATTAAAAAATACTTTAATCTTATTATTTGATGTACCTGCAATATCAAATGTTCTTCTATGAAATAAAGTTAAATGGTCATTCTTTAAATTTTTTATATTGAATCTTTTAAAATCTGGATAAAAAGTTACCTTAACTGAACTTTTTGTTTTAGCAGGTAATTTTGTTATAATAGCATCTTCTGCAATACCCATGTTATCGGTCCAAGTTTGTTTAAACCTTTTCTTTCTTTTTGCATCATCAACTTCTACAATAAATTTTGTTGAGAAAATATTTGCACATTTACTACCATAACCATTTCTACCACCCGTAGTTCTCTTTTCGTCGTCATTATAATTAGAACTTGTTAATAATTCTCCAAAAATCATAGATGGAACCATTGTTTTATAAACAGGATGTTCTTCAACTGGGATACCAATATCTCCATTATTATAAACACTAATAAATCCTTCGTCGCTATTATATTCAACTTTGATTGTATCACAAGACGGATCATTAATTGACGCATCTCTCGCATTAACAATTAATTCATCAAATGTTTTTAAAAATCCTGGAGTAAATGTAATATTTTTATTCATCATAATATTTTTATTTTTAGAATAAATCCACATATTATCTGTTGTTGGTTCAATATCTCCAACATATGTATCTGGACGAATTAAAACATGTTCTCTTGGTGTTTTCTTATCATATCGTTCTGCTTCTGATTTAACACTATTTTCGATTTCTGATGATTCAGATAATTCTGATGATTCGGATGATTTTGATGATTCTGATGATTTAGGCATTATTTGATACTACAAAAAGAAGATTCTTTATATATTTTTATCAATTTTTTATAAAAAGTCTTTAAAAAAGTCCTTAAAAAGTCCTTAAAAAGTCTTTAAAAAGTCTTTAAAAAAGTCCTTAAAAAGTCCTTAAAAAGTCCTTAAAAAGTCTTTAAAAAGTCCTATTTTAATAAATAATCATTATTTTTATATAATTATTTATAATGGCATCACTATTACATAATATATCGTTAATTTTATTGAGTACTGGATTTTTATTAACAATTATTTACTTTACAATATTTATAACAAAACAAAATATAAAACAAACTTGTAGTAATAATAATAATAATAATAATAATAATAATATAAAATCAATATATGATGAAAGACCATCAATTGTATTTGCAGATATGTTTCAAAGAAAATCACTTTTTTTATAAATAAATCTTTGAAACAGTATATGAAAAAATGAAATTTTAATATATAAACAATATATATTATTTATATATTAATGTCAATAAATCGAATTATTATAAATGAATTTAGTAGATTGATTAAATTTAAACAATCAGAAAAAACAGATAATGTTTTTAGATTAAAACAACTTTATAATATATTAAAAATAATAACAGATTATGAGTATGAATTAACAGAAAGTAATATAGATACTTTTGCAAAAAAACCAGGTATTGGAAAAAGTACAATAACAAGAATAAAAGAAATTTTAGAAAACGGTAAATTAAAAGAACTTTGTGAATATACAGAAGTTATTGATAAAAACGAAGAATTAATAAAAGAATTTGAAACAATTGTTGGTGTTGGGCGAAGTACTGCTCTTAAATTTATTGAAGATAAAATAACATCTGTTAAAGATCTTAAACAAAAAATAAAAAGTAATAAATATCAAGTTAATGATAAAATTAAAATAGGTATTAAATATTATAATAAATTTGAGGATAATATTCCAAGAAAAGAAATTAATAGTGTAAATAAATTATTAAAATCAATTGTTAAAAAAATGAACGAAAATGAAAAGAAAAATGAAAAATATATTTTTGAAATATGTGGTTCATATCGAAGAGCATTACCATTTAGTGGAGATATTGATATTTTATTAAGTAAATTAAATACGAATACTGATGATGAAAAACAAAATCATTTAAAAAAATTTGTAAAAATATTAAAAGAACCACATATTGATAATAATAACGAACCATTATTGATTGATGATATTACGAATAAAGATTATAAAACAAAATACATGGGATTTTCAAAATATAACACAAATCCTTTTAGAAGAATTGATATTAGATATGTGAGTCATGATGTTTATTATCCTACTTTATTATATTTTACTGGATCTGCTAAATTAAATATCAATATGAGAAAAATTGCTGAAAACATGGGATTAAAATTATCAGAATATGGATTAACAAAAACAGATGGTAGTAAATTATTAATAACATCAGAAGAAGATATATTTAAGATTTTAAAAATAGAATATCTCCCTCCTAAATTACGAGATTTATAGTTTTATATTAAAAAAATATTGTTTAATTTTTTTAGTATGTTTATTTTCTACATTAATAATAATGTCAAATTCAAAATCAAAATCAATTATTAATTTAGAACAAAATGGTAGGTTATTTCCAATTTGGATTATGGAAAATTTCAAAAAATATATATTACCAGAAATTATTCATAAAGAAAACGAAGATCCTTGTAATGAAAAAATATTAGAAGGAGTAACACTTTATCAAGAATTTATTGGACAGTATTTAAATTATCTGTCACCTTTTAAAGATATTTTAATTTATCATGGTGTTGGTTCTGGTAAAACCAATACGGCAATCAATATTTATAATATTTTATTTAATTATACACCAAAATGGAATGTTTTTATATTAATACCTGCATCTTTACATGATGACCCTTGGTTAAAAGATATTAAACGTTGGATGAGAAAAGATAATTATGAAGAACGATTTTCTAATATTATATTTGTTCATTATGATTCCCCATATGCAGATAGAGATTTTTTAGACAAAGTTAAAGGGGTTGATTCAAGTAAAATGAATATATATATAATTGATGAAGTACATAGATTTATTAATAATGTATATAATAATATTTCAAGTAAAAAAGGCAAACGTGCTCAAATTATTTATGATTATATACAACAAGAAAAAAAAGAAAATCACAATACTAGGATTATATTATTATCTGCAACACCTGTTGTTAATATCCCATTTGAATTTGCATTAATTTATAATCTATTACGACCAGGGATATTTCCATCATCCGAAGCAATATTTGAACAATTATTTATTAGTTCATCAAATTTTGCATCATTAAATGCAAATACTAAAAATATATTTCAAAGAAGAATTATGGGATTAACATCATATTATATTGGAGCAACTCCAGATAAATATGCACAAAAAACAGTTCATTATTTAAATATTCCAATGAGTAAATATCATGAAGAAATATATAATTTTTATGAAGCAAAAGAAGAATTATTAGAAAAACAAATGATGCAAATGTCTCGAGGTAAAGTCGGAGATTCAATGTCAACCTATGCGTCGTATACAAGACAATCTGCTAATTTTGTATTCCCAAACATTTCTGAAAAAGTAAATGGAGAATCTAGACCACGTCCAGGTATGTTTAAAAATAAGGACGAAATACTTGATGAAGAACAGAATATTGATAAAAAAACACAATTAATTAAAGCAAATGATGCAGCTGTTAAATATACACAAGCAACTAGATCATATGTTAATAGTTTTATTAATTATTTAAAAGATATATTAAGAGAGGATGAAAAAAATAACCATACATTAGATGATGATGTTAAAAAATGCCATGATAAATATAATATGTCTTTTACAAAATTTATAGAAAGTTCTGATAAAAAATCCAAATTATTAAAAACAATGCATACATGCAGTCCGAAAATGATTAGAATTATTTTTAATATTCTTAAAACAAAAGGTACCGTTATGATATATTCAAATTATGTCAGAATGGAAGGATTAGAATTATTAAAAGTATATTTAAGTTTTTTTAGTTTTATTGATATTGAATCAGATACTTGTTTTGATAAAAACAAGTTAGAACCGAAAATAAAATTAAAAAAAGATGGATTAAGATGGTGTGAATTCCATGGAGGTATTGATAAAGTCGTTAGAAAAATTAATAAAAATATTTTTAATAAATCTGATAATAAATATGGTAAATATTGTAAAATTTTTATGATTTCACCTGCAGGTGTTGAAGGTATTAATTTAAGTAATGTTAGACAAGTACATATTTTAGAACCATATTGGCACGAAGTTCGTATTGAACAAGTTATAGGAAGAGCTTTACGTTATTGTCATCACAAAGATTTACCATTAGAAGAACGAAAAGTAGATGTGTTTAGATATAAAATAATTAGAACAAATGGAAAAATTACAACTGATGAAATAATGGAAGATATATCTCGTAAAAAAAATAATTTACTATTATCATTTATTGAAGCAGTTAAAGAAGGAGCTATAGATTGTGAATTATTCAAAGCCCATAACATGATGGGTTCTAAATATAAATGTTTTCAATTTAATGAAGATTCATTATTTGACAAACCAATTGGTTCAGCATATCAAACTAATATAGAATATGATTTAAAAACAGATAATGGTTCGAATTCAAAAGATTCAAATCGTGTTAAAATTAAAGTAATAAAAATTAAAGCAGTTAAAAAAATAGACGATGTATCATATTCTAAAGATTATGATGTTTGGTTAAATGAATTAACTGGAATTGTATACGATGATGTGCTCGATTATCCAATTGGTAAAATTAATAAAGATGAACATAATAATTTTCAAATGTTAGAGAGTAATATTTATATTATTAGTGATGTTATTGAAATACCACTTGTTAAATTAAGATAATTTTGCTAAATTTCTAAGATTACTAAATGATGCTTGTTGCCCCATACCCATTTGTTGTTGGTCCATTTGTTGTCCCATACCCATTTGTTGTCCCATACCCATTTGTTGTTGGTCCATTTGTTGTCCCATACCCATTTGTTGTTGGACCATACCCATTTGTTGTTGGGTCATTTGTTGTTGGGTCATTTGTTGTTGGTCCAATTGTTGCCCCATACCCATTTGTTGTTGGTCCAATTGTTGCCCCATACCCATTTGTTGTTGGTCCATTTGTTGTCCCATACCCATTTGTTGTCCCATACCCATGTGTTGTCCCATACCCATTTGTTGTCCCATACCCATGTGTTGTCCCATACCCATTTGTTGTCCCATACCCATGTGTGGATTATATTCATTACCAGAATTCATTTGATTACCTATAATCATACCACTTTGTTTGTTAGATGATTGAGGATTTGATACCATCATATTAACCATTGAACTATCAATTCCCATCATATTTTGTTGTTCAAGTATATTTTGTGGTCCCATCATATTTTGTGGTCCCATCATGTTTTGTGGTCCCATCATGTTTTGTGGTCCCATCATATTTTGTGGTCCCATCATATTTTGATGACCCATCATGTTTTGATGTTTATTATGTCTAGTTGTTTTTGACATACTCAAGCTTGTGCTATTATCTGAATTTATTAAACTTAACATATTTTCAGTAGAATTTGAAGAATCTGAATCATTTATATTTTTGATAAATCTTTTTCCATTAAAAGTATTTTTACCCATATAATATTATTAAGAAATTTTTTATAATTTTATAATAAAAATTTTTAAAGTTCTTTTATTATAAATTTCTTTATTTCTTTTATTATTTCTTTATTTTATTTAATTATTTCTTTATTTATTTTATTTTTTGTAATTTCCTTTTTAATTTTTTCCATTTGTGATTTTAATTTTTTATTATCATCAATGATTTCTTGAAGTTGTTTTTGAAGTTGTGATTTTTCTCGAACGGTTGATAATGATTCTTTTTTAATTTTATCTATTTGTGATTTTAATTTTTTATTAGTTTCAACACTTTCTTTAAAGTTTTTTTGAAGTTCTAAATTTGAATTGGTTGTTGTTGATTCATTATTTTCAGATATTAATTCGTTTTTAATTTCTGTTTTTAATTCTTCTTTTAATTCTGCATTTGTCATTTTTATCCAAAATACTGTATTTTTAATTTGAACACACCAACTTATAGTTCCGTTTGAAACCATACAAAATCTATTTTCAGGATCAATCTTAGTTATTGTACCACCTAATCTAAATTGCATTTCTTTTGATTTTACATTTTTTGAAAAATATCTAATATGTGAATTAATTAAAATTTCTTTAATATCTTTAACTTCTTTATATTCTTTAAGTTGTTTCTTAATATCTTGATTAGTTAAATTGTCTTGATATGTTTTTGGTGGTCTTGAATAATCAGTTTTATTTATTTGTCTTGGAGGCATACTATAATTATTATTATAACATAATCTTTATATTATTTTTATATAAAGATTATATAACTTTATTAATTAATTAAATGGATGAAGAATTATGTTGGTATAAAAAATATAGTTTAATTAATAATAACACAAATCCAAAACTTTCAGGATATATTAATAAATTATCGAATAAAGTGATTGAAAAAACAATTGAAGTTAAAATTAATCAAATAGAAACAGATTATCAAACAAAATTATTTAAACTTGATGAATTATGTAAAAATTCCAAAGAAATTATAGAATTAAAATCAAGATCAAGTTTGGTTATTTTACAAAAAGAATTAGATATTATTAAATTAATAACAAAATATACATTACAAAATAAAAATATTGATTATGATTTTATCATAAATTCTTTGAACATATTGTTTGAACTTAGCGAAGCCTTAAGAATTCGATTAGGACAAAAAGAATATGATAAAATACAACAATTATCTAATAATAATATTTCAAGATGTTCATATAAATTTTGTTGTTATCAAGATAATTGCACATATAATTATAATTTTAACATAAAAAATATTTGTAATCAAGACCATTATGTCCATAACATGGTATCACTTGATTTAAAATTATTAATTGATTATATTAAAATAAAATATGAAAAAACAAAAATTGTGTTACATAATAAAGAAATTCTTAAAACAATTAATACATTAAGTTTTGTAATCGAACACATGGAGAAAGAATTGAGAAATAAATGTATATATTTACTTGACACTGAAATAGAAACTTGTCATAAATTAAAAAAAATAATGCGTCCCCAAAAAAATAATTAATTTTCAATATCACAAAAAATACATTATTAATATCTAAAAATTAATTTTTAGATATTAATCATTTAAAAATATTATCTAACTTTTATAAATGAATTATTGTTCAATAGATGATGCTTGGGGTGATGGTAAAATAACAAATCAGTTTCAAAAATATATGAATGATGATGTTGTAGTAGAACCTATTAAAAAAATAAATCAAGAACCAGTTAAAAATACATGTATTGCGTCAGAAAATAATATTGAAAAATTCACAAATAATAACACCAATAATCACACCATTAATCACACACAATTAACGTGTGATGATGTTTTTAATCATATACATACATGTAAATATTGTTATAACCGATTGTATTATAAATTTAATGTGCCTCATAAAAATGATGTTATTAATAATTTATATAATATTATTAATAACAATAAAGATACAATTGTAATAATATTAATTGGATTTTTTATTGTATTGTTTTTAAAACTTGTTAATGATGTTACAAATAAATAAATTATTTTATAGGTTTCCAATTTATTAATATTATATTATCAATATATAATTCAGTTTTAAAACCATTTTCTTTTAATTTTTTATCAATATATAAATAACATTCTCCAATTGAATAAGTTGGATATCCAATTAAAAAATATGGTATTTGATAATATGTTGAATAAAGATTAATATTACTTGAAAAGGTTATTTTATTTTCAATATTTGCATATATTTTATCAAATATAATATATTTTTTATTTTCTTTACTTTGTTGTTGTTTAACTAAATCTGTTGCTTTTACCATTAAAATAACAAAGATTTTATTATTTAAAGAAAAAAAAACTTTATAAAATAATTATTAATAAATGAATTACGATACATTATGTTTTAGTTCAGGTGGAACTGCTGGAATTTCATATATTGGAGCTATTGCTTGTTTAATAAAATCAAAAATATTAAATTTAAATACAATTAAAAAATATGTTGGAACATCCATTGGTGCAATATTTTTATTTTTTATTTTATTAGATTATTCGATATTAGAAATTAATAATATTGTAATTGATTATGATTTAAAATGTTTACAAGGTGATATTACCATTGACGAGGTATTACAAAAACATGGTTTTTGTAATGGCGATAACTTGGTATCTTTTTTAAAAAATATCTTGAAAAAAAAAAAAAATATAAATGATATTACATTTTATGATTTATATAATAAATATAATAAAAATTTTATAGTTATTGGAACAAATTTATCAAATGGAACAGAAGAAGCTTTTAATTATATTAATAATCCAAATATGTCAGTAATATTAGCGATTAGAATATCTGTGTCATTACCAGCTGTTTTTACACCAGTATTATATAATAATAATTATTATGTTGATGGTGGTTTAAAAAATACATTTCCTATTAATTATTGTGATCAAAAAACAACACTTGCAATAAACTTGCCATATTCATCAAAATATGAGGTAAATAATATCTTTGATGTATGTATAAATTCTATGCAAATTGCGTTAAAATCTATATCAACCAAAAATAATTATATTGATAATCATAATATAATTAATGTTAATAGTCTTGAAGGTTACTCATTTTTTAATTTTGACATAACAACAAAAGATAAAATTAAATTTATTATTGTTGGATGGAATCATACATTAGAACATATAAATAATAATAAAAAATATTATGTATCAGCTTTAGTTGATGATATGAAACCAGCGTCTTTATTGTGTGATATTAATTATTCTTTTTAAATTATTCTTTTATAGATAATGAATAATTCGTATTAAAGATATTTGTTAAATTATTATATTCTTTTATTTTATCAATATGTGGTATTGTTTCATCAACATTTAACACGGGATGTAATGAAAATGCTTTATCTAAATTTGAATAATTCGAATTATTATTAAGTTCTGAATCTTCGATGTATAATTTATTTATGTCTGTTAAACAAGAATAATTTCCATTATTTAATTCTAATAAATCTAGTGGTAAATCAGAATATTCTATAATTTGTGATTTATATGTACCATCTATTTTATTATTTTCAAATTTATGATTAAAATCATCACCATCTTTAAATATTTCTTTATTTATTTGAAAATCTGGACGATCTCTATTTTCTTTTATTTTATTTATCAAGGTAGGATCTACCATAGAATCAATAGATTTATAACCATGACTATTATTTAATTTTTCAAATTTTTTATTAAATAATAAAATACGTTCTTCTTTAGTTATTTCTTCTTCATCACTTGATTCTTCTTTTATAGATTTATTAAAATTGTTCTTTAATTCTGAATACGTAGTCGTTTTATCTTCAATAAAACTATCATATATTTTTCTTGATTCTTTATTAAGTAAAATTTTTTTTGCTAAAACTATGTGATAATATATTTCTTCTTCTAATTTTGTATTTTTATCTGGGTGATAATTTTTAATAACTTTCATAAAACTTTTTTTAATTTTTAATTCTTCATCGTTCTTGTTTACATTTAATATTTCGTATAAATTATATTTAATATTATTTAAATCAATATCAATATTATTTTTTGACATCAGTATTATTATTATATAATAAAAAATGTTTAAATAGTTTTAAATATTTTTTTTTATTATATAATATATGGTCGAAATTAATGAGAAAATTGAAGCAAGTTTAATGATTGCATCATATTTAGAAACAATTGGATTTAAAAATGGGTATTGGGAATTTAATTTTAATATTGATATCAAAGATAAAAATATGTATTTAAAAATATGGACATATTTATATCATAATTTTATGATATTGGGTGGTTCTAATATTGATGTTACGCATTTTAATTCATCTGATGATACAATTTTAATATTAGCTACATGTAAAGCTGTTATTGAAAATGGGGGTGAAAAAATATATACAAAAAAATATCTTGATTATTTTGATTTATTATCACAAGATAAAAGAGGACCTGGAGTAACAACTATTAATAGTTTAAAATTATTAAAACAAGGTGTTGTTATTAATACATTACCAATTACATCAAAAATGGGTGGAAATGGTGCTGCAATGAGAACAGGTCCAATTGGACTTAGATGGTATAAAAATATAGAAAAAGTTATTGATGAATCTATAATAGCATCAAAATTAACACATAATTATTATATAGGATTTTTAGGTGGTGTTATAACTGCTCTTTTTACTGCATTTGCAATGAATAATATAGAACCATGGAAATGGTGTGATAAATTAATTAAATTATATGATGATAAAATAATTCATAAATATTATTTAAAAGATAAAAAACATAAACTCGAAGATCTTGATAATTTTATTGGATATTGGAAAAAATATAAAGAAACAAGACTTTCTAAAATAATTAATAAAAATACATCTACAAATTTTATTTATCCTGGAGAACGAACAGAATTTATATTAGGTTTTTCGCCAGATAGTAAAATAAAAAAACAATTATCAGAAGGAAAACATTTTGATAATATAGAAAATATTAGTTGGGATAAAATAGGTGCAACAGGATTAGATTGTTGTATTTATGCATATGATTGTTTATTATTATCAATGAATACTCCTGGTTCAACAAAAATAGATTTTAATAATATAAGTTATAGTTGGGATTCTTTTGTTGCATTGGTTGCAATACATCCTGGGGATAGTGATACTACTGCTGCAGTTGGTGGAACGTGGTATGGTGCATTATTGGGATATAGTGGGGTTGATCCAAATAGAATGAAACAATTAGAGTTTTATCAAGAAATTAAAAAAGTATCAAACAATTTAAAAGAAATCATTTAATTTATCTCATTATACAGATAATTTTGAAATATGTTCATTCAGTACAGATTTTAAACCATCTACAGTACGATCACCTTCATACATGGTACGTTGCCCATTTACATTAAAAATAACAGTTGGATATCCTTTAACATGATACTCTGCACAAAGACTTTGATTACATTCCTTGTCGCATTTTACATCAATTGCTTTTACAAAACTATTTATATTTGTATCATTTGATACAACATCTGTAAATTTATCCCATTCCTCTTGAAATTTTATAGACCACCCACAATTAAATGTGTTAAAATTATATATTTTTACGGATGGGACAGCTGGTGGTGGAGATGGGTCAGATGCTGGTGGTGTTGGAGATGGGTCAGATGCTGGTGGTGTTGGAGATGGAACTACTTGTATAGGTAATGCTGATGGAGCATTGTTAATTGGTTCATATATTGCATATTGATCATTAGAGTTTTCAAGTACATTACACGAGTTTATTGTTGATTCACCAACTATTGGTTGTTCTACAACACGCGATAATTCACTAACATTAGGTTGTTCAACAATAGGTGCTACATTAGGTTGTTCAACAATTGGTGCTACATTAGGTTGTTCAACAATAGGTGCTACATTAGGTTGTTCAACAATAGGTGTTACATCAGATGTAGCTGATTCATCGCTAGAAGCTAATTTATCAAGTGTAGATTGTTCATCAATACTGTTTGGTAAAATTGTATCAAGTATGTTTTTTTTATCACATGCAAAAGATTCAAATATATTTTTATCTTTTTGTAATAATATAATAATAATAATTACAACAATGACAACAAGTATAATTAATATAATATTTACTGCCGAACAAGGCAAACACGTTGTTAGTAATGTTGGTAATTTTAATGGTGGTAATTTTAATGTTGGTAATTTTGGTAATTTAAAAGTCATAGTTGTCATATATATTATAATAGAAATAATATTTTTAAATATTATTATAAAAATAATATTTAAAAATATTATTTTAAAAATATTATTTTCTATTATAATATATATATATAAATGAAAACAATTAAAACTTTATTAAGTCGTGAAAAAGACATTCGTGTGAATATGTTTTTTAAGGCAGCTAGAGAATCATTATCACAACATAAAGATCGATCAAACATAACTCATCGTACCCCTCTTTTTGATATGAACCGTGATGATGTTGTGTTAAAATATTTTCAAAATAAGAATTTTAATGCTGGCAATGATAACGATGATAATTTTAACGCGGAATGGGTAACATTTATGATGGATGTGTTAACAGTTGTCATATCTTCATCTCCTTCAAAAGATGAAGTTGTAAAACTATTAAAAAGTCCAAGTTCAAGTTCTAATGACAATATCATTTTAAATATATTTTATGGGGAGGATGGGGTTAATAAGGCCAAGGATCTCATATTAGGATCACTTTTTGGATCAGGAGAAGTACTATGCGAAGGTCCTATAAAAAATTTTAAACAATTAAGATGCAAAATAAATAAAGATTACAAAATAGCTACTACAAAATATTCTGATGAATACATGTTTAGTTATGATACTGGTAAATTTCTTATTAAATTAGGTGAAGAAACAGCTAGAAAAGACGATGAAACCCCAAGTCCTGATTTTTGGAAGGATATTGATGTAAAACAAAAACTCTATGAAAGAGACGAAAACGGCGTTCTTTTAAAAAGATACGGTAAGAATCTTGAAAAAATTAAGAAGAGCGACGCAGATCACACCTACGAAAAATTGGGTTTAAACCCAAAAAAGGGCGAGACTGATGGGGATCAAATAAAATCATGCACAGGCTATATTAATGATTGTTTGATTGGCAAGGATTTGGGAAAATGTAAAGCTTTCTTAATGGATATAACAGGAGAACAAATTAAACAGGATATTAAAGATATGAATCCTCAATATTTAGAGCATACTATTTCCGCTCTCAAATTACCAAAAAAATCTGCAATGAATTATGTTGTCGATATGGAATTAATTGAAGTTTGTTCATTTGACGATTGGATTGAATCTTTACATTCAAAAAACGAACTTGATCATAAGGACATTGAATTAATTCGTAAGAATCGTATATTAAGAAATTATATAGATATCTTAACATCATTTGTTAATGGAGAACCATCGATACTTAACAAAAATTATACTTTAAATACTAGCAATGTTATAAATCCAGAAATGTTCAAGTCAACAATTTTCCAGTCATATGGATTAATCCCAAATTATCCACAAAATTATCAAGTACAGGCTACCGATATCAATCCAACACAGTTGACTTCTTTATCGATCGAAAGATTAGTCAAAGTATTGCATGAGAATCGCAATCAATATCATGTAATATTACCATTGAGTTATGATACGCAATCTGGAGGTGCTTTACATAATAGGGTACTTGACCCCCATAACAATACACAAAAACAAACTGGTGTTTTATTGGGCGAGCATTTCACAAAACTAGTTGCTGGATTAGCTGCACAAGGAAAAGTATTATCAACGGGAGATACTGACAATATTAAAGATCATATTATAAAAATTATTCAATCTGAGAAAGCATTATTAAAATCATTAACATATATAAATGAGTATGTAGATTTACTTAATTCTTCAGGAGATAATAGCACCATTAAAAATATTAATTTGGATTATCTTAAACAATATGTTGATGTTCATACATTAAAATCCGATAAACTTTTTATTAAACAAATAAATGCAACAACATTGATGAAAACAATTTTAGAAGCAATACAATAAATAATTTAGTAATATTAATAAAAAATAAATATAATAATATTTATTTTTTATATTTAATATAAAGATGAAATTATATATAGTAATAATATAATGGGTTTAGGTCTTTTAATATTAGTTTCAATTGGTAAAGAAAATATTTATTTATCAGCACAACCAGAAATTACATTTTTTAAAATAGCATATAAACGTCATACAAATTTTTCTATTGAATCTATTCCTCAATATTTTAAAAATGTTCCTGATTTTGGTTCAAAATCAACATTAAATATTGCAAAAAATGCAGATTTATTAGGGTCAATGTATTTATATATTAAATTACCTAATATTCAAATGGAAAATTTTACTAATACAAATAATACAAGTAAATTTGCATGGGTTAAAAAAATTGGATTAGCAATAATTGATTATGTCGAAATTGAAATAGGTGGATATGTAATAGACCGTCAATATGGTGATTGGCTTAATATTTGGTATGAAATAACTCGTGATATATCAACGTATAAAAGTTATAATAAAATGATTGGTAATGTTCCAGAATTATACGAGTATTCACAAACAAAAAATGCAACTATATTATATATTCCATTTGCATTTTGGTTTTGTTTAAACAATGGATTATCATTACCTTTAATTGCTCTTGATAATAATGAAGTAAAAATAAATATTCAATATAATGATATTAATTCATGTTATAATATATCTCCATCTCATTTTATTAATACTACAAATAATATATGTATTTATAAAACTGGAGAATATTTTTATCAAAATTATCAAAATAATAAAATAGTTGGTGAATTTATTTATTTTGATGCAATCAATAAAACCCTTTATTATAATCCAATAAAAGGAACTTTTGTTATTCCTCCATTAAACAACACATCGTCAAGTTATAATTTAATTGGGTATAATAGTCAATACGTAATTAATATAACACCTGATACACATATTATAAAAAATGATGATTATTTTAAATTTAATAAACCATCATTAATATCATCATTTATTTTAGTTGATTATATTTATTTAGATAATTATGAAAGAGAAAAATTTTTAAATACAACACACGAATATTTAATCCCAACAATACAAACATTATCAGAACAAATAATTTATTCTATGAATTTTAGTTATAAATTACCATTAATAAATCCCGTAAAATTATTAGTTTGGAGGGCATTATTAGTATCAAATGATAATAATAATGATCATTTTAATTATACAACAATACCATTTTCAGATACAAAAGAAAATATTATTATTAAAAATTTATTAATAATTAATTCAATAAAACGTATGGAATTAGATAGTATTGAATATTATACATATGTTCCAAGATATCAATATAATTTAGGAAATGAAAGTGGTGTGTATATGTATTCATTTTCATTAGATCCAAAAAACCCAGATCCAACAGGGTCAATAAATTTTGGTAGGATAGACGATGCTTATATTCAATTAAAAATAAATAAAATAATAAATTATCAAAATCCTATATTATTTAAATGTTATGCAATACAATATATTTTATTTAAAGTTGAAAATGGTATTGGTGTATCTGGATTTTAATAATATTATTAAATCCATGCTAAACTTCCAATTCCGCTCATAATTCTTATTATATTATATTCTTTAACAACCATATTTAATAAATATGGATTATTATTTACTTGATTATTTGAATTAATATTTAATATTACATCACTACTATTTGCGAAATTTAAATGTCCGCTGTGTTGGTCTTCTCGTGGATATAATGAAAAGGTATATGTATAATAACCAATTGGTAAACTATTTTTAAATTTAATGTATGGAATTACACTATTATAATATACATCATCTCTCATTGCAAATAAATCTTTCCCATGCATATTAATTGACAATGTTTCTAATGGTGATATTTTATTGATTACTAATTTATTTGAATATTCATATTGTAGGTAAGTTCTAATAATTTTATTTTGTTTATCTATTGATACTTTTGATAAATATTTATATTGATAATACATTAAATATTTTAATAATTTAATATCTAAATAAGGTATTTGGTTATATAATAATTCAATTATATCACTTTCACCAGTTGTATTATAATTATTTAATTCAATCATATTAATTTTAATAATTTCAATATCGTTCATATAATTTGACTGATCTATTGATGTATATACATTATTAATAATAAATAAATTATAATATTCAAGTGCTATTGTATATCTTTTATATTTATAATCATATTTGTCAATTTTTTCAACGTAATAATTTAAATTAGTACTTAATATTTTTGAAATTAAATAAATATCTTTAATTAAACCAGATAAAAATGTAGACACATTACTTGATTCTTGTTTTATAAGATACTCGTTTGGATATATTTTATAACGTTCAATTATATATTCATGACTATATGATGCAAATAAGTTTCTTTCAATTGTATCTAATAAAACAAAATCTGTTATTAATGTTATTTTAATATTAGGTATTGTAGAAAAACTATAATCCCCAGATAAATCATTTGATATAAATGTTTCTAAATCATTTAATTTATATTTTAATATAATATCAGTATGTGGTAATGCAATTGACGGAATTGTTAATCCAGGTTTATTACAAAACCAAAAAATTAAAGGCATATATAATTGCCAAGATGTTCCAGTAAATCTTATTTGTGTCATATTTACAAGTTGTTGTCTTTGATTTTCTGTTAAATACAAGTTTTTATTAATATTAATAACATCTTCATTAATTTCTTCTAATAACTGATCATTAAAGTATAAACTATATGAATTAAATAACTTGCTATAATCATTAAAAATAGGTGTTTCAATAGTTGTATTATTTATTATAGTAGATTGTTGTTCTCTTTTCATTTGTTCATTTTTAATAAATTCATCACCATCATATAAATTTGTAATATTATAACTTTCATATGTAATTAAATAAAACTTGTTATAATTAGATAATGTTATTTGAGAATTATACTCATGCATTGAATTATTCATAAATAAGAAAACACTTGTCAATGAAACTTGTTTATAAAAATCTCCATACTGTAATGATTTTTGATAATATTGAATATCATTAATTATATAAATAATATCATTATCATTTATAATATAAGAATAATCTAAATCTATATTTATTTGTTCGCTTAGAGATATTATATAATATTTAAAAGTATCATGATATTCATCATAAATTTTTCCATTATATGTAATACCATTATTAAATAAAGCAATGGTATTATTTAAACCATTATATTTTTTCATAAATCCAGTATCACTTGTTAATTCTTCTGTATTAATTATATATAAATATTCATCAAATTCCTTTCTAGATGGCGAATATGGTATCATATAAAAATTATCATTTTTACTATATTGTAACTCTTTTGTATATGTAATATTAAAAATAGTATTTAATAATGGAATCATTAATACACTATTATCTGTTTCAATATAATATTGTTTAAAATAAATAGAGGATAATTCATTTATTTCTATAATTTCAGATTCACTTAATTCCATAATAATAGTATTGGAACTAAATATAAATAATGATGAATCAATTTTAAAAGTATGTATTACATAGTGATAATTATTTGTTTTATTTAATATAAAATCCGTTGGGATTGTAAAACTTAATTTAGAGTTTAAAATAGTAAAGTCTGTGATTTCCCATTCATTTTTTTGAACAAATAAAATTTTTGTATATAAATCATCATTTGTATATAATGTTTTTGTTGTAAAAAATGTCTGTGTATCAATATTATTTATATATATAGCTGTTCTATCAGTTGTATTATCTTCTAATTCATATGTATTACTAATGGTATCAAATGTTGTATCGTATAAATAAATAGTTGTTAAAGTTGTTCTTGGAATTATTAAATTAAAATAATATAAATATTCAAATGTATTTTCAATTGTTAATATGTCATTTATAGAGTTCTCGCCTAATCTTTTGTTATAATTTATAATATTATAATTTGGTTGAACATCGGATATATTAATTTGTGGGTCTGTTTCAATATAATATTGATTAAATTCAAACGTATTTCCAATAATTGCATCGTCTGATATTTGTACTGTGATATCATATGTATTGTTAAAAAATATATTTGTTACAAGATATTCATTCACTTTATATATTGTTTTAGTTGTATCTAAAATAAAATTATTAGGTTTTAAAAATATAATAACAGTTCCTGATAATACAACATCAACTGGGTCTGGTTTATAAAACACAGATACATTCCATATATTATGTTGAATTAATCCAATATTATTTAATTGATAATTATTGTATAAAATTGGATAATTAAAAAATGTTCGAGTTCCTGATATAGATGTTTTTTGTTTAAAATATGATGATGTTTTATTTTTTGATATAATATTTATAAAATATACATCATTATTATAAATATCAATATTAATATCAATTGTGAAAAGATATATTACGGTTGATGATATGGATGGATGTATAAAATTAAAATAATAAGAATAATAACTTATTGAATTATAATCTGATTCATTATAATAAAAAATAATATTATATGGATCCACTATATATACATTTATGGGTATTATACTTGTTTGATCATTTGAATTAATAATATTAAATTCAAAATAATTTGGATTATAAATATCATCATTTATTATTGTATTTAATTCATATGAACTCGCTGTTTGTTGTAGATTAATAATATTGTCAATATTAAATAAGGTAATAATTGTTATTGTTGAAAAAGATTCTATAATATCAGTACTATCAATATAATATCCATTTTCATCGTTTTTTAAATTATATATATTTGAATTATTTTTAAGCATTGTTTTATCTTCAATAAAATTAAAATTAGTTAAATTAAATTCAATATATTGAAAAGTATTATTAGTTGTAATACTGGTAATTTCAGTTATAGTATGTTGTTCTAAATAATTAGTTAATTCAAACTGTGATAAAATTTTAATTGATTGATTGTCTGAATCTTTTGATATTATTATAATTGGAAGGTTGTTATAATAAATATTATTAATATATTCATAATTTAAATCCAATGACGTAAAATAAATATCATATAATGTTCCAAGTAATGTTGATTTAATAAATTCAAAACTATTGAGTTCTTTAATAACAACAAAATCAGAATTTATTATATTATATTTTGAATAAAAATAAATTTGATTTTCTGTTAATCTTGTATAACTTATATTATTTACTGTATCAACAATATTAGCACCATTTAAAAAATCAAGTGAATAATTATTATGTTGTTTAATTATGTTAGATTTTGATACAAATGAATATGGTATTAATGGATTAATTATAATTTTACTTAATGTTGATTTTGGAATATTCGAATAAGGTTCATTTAATACAATCTTTGTAAAATTACTTTCTTTGTCTGGTTCAAGTTTATTAAAATCAACCTTCAAGTTGACTTTTGATATAATAAAACCCTGTAAATATTCTGTTGAACTTACTAAATTATCATTAGGATTTTCAAATGTAATATTATATTGTAATTGTTCAAAAGTATTTAAATTTTTAACAATGTCATTTGTATTAAAATTATTATCCCATATTTTGTTAATTATAAACTTTAATGGATTATTATATTCAGGGGTTTGTGTAAATGTTAAATTATTTGAAAAATTATTAATTAATTTAATTAGTTCATCCCCTAATTGTACCAAATATCTTAATAATTTATGTATATTAATACCAAAGTTTGTATTATTTATTTTATTGATCCAATAAAGTATTTGAATATTAATATTATTATAATTAGTCACGGACCTATAAACAACTTTATTTACACCATCATATGTAAATTCATTTGATATATAACCAGATATTTCATAAATTCCATCTATTAATATCAAATCAGGTGTTAAATCATTATTAAATATTATATTTGTTCCATTGAATACAATATCATATGAATATAAAAAATCATTAATATTTTGTTTTACATTCATAAAAAAATCAGGATTATTTAACCAATATCCTAAATTATTTAAAATTATTAATTCTATATCAATCATGCTATAATAATTTCCATTTTTTATATCTGAACTATTTATAGAGTTAATAAATGCCGTCAATATTATTATTTCATTATTTGTTAAATAACTAAAATCACTAATAATAGTATTACCAATTTCGCCTAATTCATCAATGTATCCCAATACTACTAATTTTTCTAATTTTGGTACTTTATTAATACTATTTAATAGAGACCACGATGCCCATGGTTTTAAATTATTATATATAGTATTATTATCTATTTTTGAATTGTTAAATAATAATATTTTCAATTCATTTATATTTGGAAATAATTTATGTGTATAAAGTATATCGTTTTTATCAATTTTATTCATTACTAATAATTTAATATCAGTATACATATTTGAAACATGTAATATATCATTATCAATGTCTTTAAGAGTTGTAATTACAAAATTTGAATTATTAATTTGTTCAATATCATATACAAATGAGTTAATTTTATATGTTTCATTAGTATTCAAAATTATATCATTAGTATTATTTAATAATTTATAATTATAATTATTTGTGTTATCAATGTTTGTTAATTGGATATTTTGAACAAGAATATCATTATTAATATTAGTTGTTTCAATACAATCATGAAGAACTGCAATATCATTAATTTGTATATTTGATTTTATATTTTGTTCATATTGCAATTTTACAATATAGTTTAAACTAATGGTATATATCACGTTAAAATTATTTGATAAATAATTATCCGATATTATATAATATTTGTTATCAATTTTACTAAATGAATAACTTGTTGATGATGTTTTATCAATATAAATAACATTATACATAGTTGTATCAATTATTTTTAATGTTGTGAATGTTATTTGTTGATTATATTTATTATCAATTATTTCTGGTGCACCTACTGTAATTATATCATAATTATAAATTAATTTACATTCATTTTTATTAACATATAACAAATGTCTTGACTGAGTTATAACAATATTTGAATAAGTAAAATCCCCAAATTTATTTATATTAATAGTTGGTAAATTATCTAATACACTCTCATAGCTTAAATTATTATTAGATGTAAAAACATTTGGTGTCGAATAAAAGAAAAGTTTATTTGGAAATATGATTTTCACTAAATGAACATAATTTTGATAATTTTCAAAATAAGTTATTAAATGATATGATCCAATCAACGTATCAAATTTAGATATTGTTCCATCACTATTTATTTGATACGAATTATAAAAATATATTGCTGAATAATTATCATTTATATTATTATCTATTTCATTTTGTTCTATTGATACACCGTATGTAAATATTATTTTCTTATTTAAAATTAATGTCTGGATTAATAATAATTTATCATCTTCAATTACATATCTTGTAACTTGTATAAATTGAGAAATATTATTTTTAAGACTATAAAAATTATAAGGTTGTATACAAAAATTACAATCCACCTTTTGATATAAATAATTATCATATTTATTTACAATACTTGGTGAAATAATCATTTTTATATTTTCAGTTGTTATATTCATATCATAAAGTAATGTAATGTAAAATATATCATTAACTTTTAGTAATGTTTTAATATTATTATATGTTCCATTAATTTTTACAGGTTGTAAATAATATAACTCAAATAAATAATCATTATCTGTTATTAATGAATTATTTACAATTTCGAAATTTAAATTAATTGAGCTGTATATAGTATCAATTTCAATTGCATGTTTATTATTAAATCCTATATTATTAATATTTATATTTATGTCCATATTTGGTGCTATATACATAATATTGTTATAATTTGAATTATACTTTGTTTTCCATACTTTTACTAATTGTCCGTTATAATCAGTAGATGTATCTGGTAATGTATTATTAATAATTTGTTGAATATTACTAGTTGGAAAATCATCTAAAATCAAAGTATCATAATCATCTATTGTTTCTGATAATATTTTTCCATCACTATCATAATATAATGGAACAATTTCAAATGGTTGATATGGTAAATAACAAACTAAAAAAGTATTAATTAAAATGGAACTTATTGAATCATTTAAATATATTTTATTATCAATAATTGCATTTATTTTTAATATTTGACTTGTTTCTTCAATGATAATATAATCAAATATTTTTAATTTTATAAAATTATCAAATAAATAAAGAACATTAGAATCTGATGTAAAGAATAAATTAAATTTTAAAGAATTTTTATTAAAGGTATTTATAACACTCGTTGATGAATTATTTTGTGTATTGACAGACATTTCATTTGTTGAATCATTAAATAATAATTCATATTGATCATGATTTGGTATTTTATAATACATCATGGTTTCTTGTTTAATTGATGGTATTATATTATTATCTTTAGCCATGTAATTTCCCAATGTATAATAACCAGTGTACATATATGTTAAAGTATTATTGCCTCTTAATATTGATAATTCATAAAAATCATTAAATACATTTAATCCATTTACAATAAAATAATTACCATCGAGTATTATAATCTCATTCATTTCTAAATATAATTTTGAATAAGATGTAATTTGATAATTTAAATTATCTATATTTATTAATGTAATATTATTATTTACAAATAATGGATAATTTATTGAAAAATAAATTGATAAAAATGAAATATCTGTATCGGTTAGTATAGAATAATAATTTGTATCAAACTCTGTTTTTAAATAAGGAATTATTACTTGTTTATTAGTTAATATTGATAAATATGATAATATATAATATATAATGTGTTTATTTAACAAAGATGTATTAGTTTCGTTATTTGAACGTGTTGATGAATTTTCATTGTTATTAATATTTACAAGTAATGCTTCAACAACTGGTTTAATATTATAAATTGAATTAAAATCTAACTCTTTAATTTGATAATCATTATTACCATATTCATTTGTATCTCTTGTATTTGTATAATATTTATATTTAAGTGTTGAATCTGTGGATATTGTATTATCAATAAATGATAATGATAATGATAAAGTATTATAAATAAATATATTTGGGACCGAAGTTATATATGTTGATGTAGTTATGGGTATATCTGAATTATATCCATATGGTTGATAATTAATATCAATCGAATTAAAATATGCATCATATAATAATTGGTAATTTTCTGTTGTATATAAAATAAAAAAGGTCCAAAAATATAATTTATATTTTATTCCATCTTGTGTTCTTGATAATTTCCAAAGCACTAATTCATTATTTGTGGGTGTATAGTTATTCAAAGATATGTTAACAGTACTACCAATAGTTTCTAAAATAATATTAGTTGATATAGTTTCGTATGTTCCATATGTATTATCAAGTGTTCCAATATTAAAATCACCAGTATCTAAATTGGTAATTATAAAAGGAAAAACTGTATAATTTCCATTTCCATTATTTATAACTGGATTATATGTATTAATTTCTGTGGTAACAACAACTGGATATATAATATATATAGCATCATATTGTAATAAAATTTTAACTATACATTCATTTGAATCATTTTGAAAATCAATATTTGTATTCATCGAATTATAAAATAAATTATAATATTTGGATTTACTAAAAACATTTTCATCATAATGATTTATATTTAATGTATTTGTTATATTTAGTAATAACCCATCAATATTATCTTCAGATGCTGTTATTGTTGTAGATATACTTAATAATTGTTGATTAGTTTTAAATAATCCACTATCAACTAACCATATTTCTGTAATACCATCAATAGAACTTAAATTAAAATAGGTTGATACACCATTTGCATACATTATATTTCCTGTTTCATAATAATAAATACACGAATTATCTGTTGTTTTAATTAAATAGTATGAATATTGTGGAATATCGCCTGTAAATGATATATTTTTAGAAATATCCATTGTCATTGAAACAGTATACTTTATTAAACCAAGATAATCTTTTGGTAATATAAAAGTATGATAATTACCATATGGTATGATTTTTGTGCTTATTTCATCCCGTGTTAACATATAATGAATATTTTGTTTTGTATCAATCAATAATACATAATTTGTTTTTGGTATATTATTTATTTTTTTTGTATAATCATTAAATGTATAATATGAATAAATTTCGTTATTTTGTATTATCATTGTTGGTATTAAATTAAATGTAATATTAGATTTTATTTTTATAACAATATATGTTTGTATATTATTATTAAAAACACTAAAATAACTACCATTAAATGTAACAGAATCTGATATATTAACAACCGTGTATTCGTTATAATAAACAGAAGAATCTTCTTCGTCATAATATATACTATTTTTATTTACTATTAACGGACTGGTAATATAATATCCAACTTCTTTGAATAATGTAATAGAATATTTAATAATTTCGGATGTATACATCCATGTTGAAACATCATCTTTTACTTTTTGATATAATATATTAATATCAACAATATTAATAATTTGGAAGGGTATTAATAATATTAAATTAATTGTAAAATCATCAATTATTATAATATCAACATTAACTAAATTTAAATTAATATAAATATTAGTATTTATATTTTCAGTAAAAACATGATTATTTCCAAAAACAACTTGAATTTTATATAAATATTTATACATGGTTTGTGATATACTAAAACTTGAATCTGTTTTTATAGTGATTTGGGTGTCTGTATAATCATTAAAAACATTAAAATAACTACCATTAAATGTAATAGAATCTGATATATTAATAACTGTTGATTCATTAAAATAAATAGGTTCTGTTGGATCATGTGTATTATCATAATATATATTATTTAGACCTATTAATAACGGAGTTGTATTATAATATTTAACCTCGTCGAATAATATAATAGAATATTCAGTAAATGAAATGTCATCATGTATTATTGTAGTTATATTATTTTGAGAATGTAATAATACTAAATTAATTGTATTTATATCAATTATTATAATATCAGCATTAACTTGAATTGAATCAATTAGAACATTAGTATTTATATTTTCTATAAATGTATGATTTTCTAATATAACTTGAATTTTATACAAATATTTATCCATAGTTGGGTCAATATAAAAGAAATCATTAGCATTATTTGTGTTGAATTCAACAGCTTTATCAACAATACTAATAGCTTCATCAGCTGCTTCATTAGCATCATCTGCTAATATAATTTTTTCATTAAGAATACCGAGTGTACGATTCATTTCATCAATAGCATCAATAGTTATTTGATCATAAAGAGTATTATTTGCTGTATTATAAACATCAACAGAGTTTGAAAATGCAGTATTTGCACTAGTTAATACATCAGCTGCAGTATTAGCAGCATCCGTAGCCCTAGTTTTAGCATCCACATTGGCATTATTGGTATTATTAACAGCACTAACAACATCATTAGCAGCATCATTAGCTAATTCAACAACAACCTGACTATCAGTAACAACATCAAGCGCTTCATTAGCAGCAATAACAGTGTTATTAGTATCAATAATAGCACCATCTGCCAAAGTCTTTGCATCATTAGCATTTACCACCACATTAGTTGCATTCAACGCAATAACAGTACTCTCGACAGCATCACCAATAGCATTCAATGCAATAGTTGCATTACCCTTAATATTATTAGCATTAATAACAGCATTAGCTGCATTCATTGCTGCATTAGTCGAAGAAACAGCTGTATCAGCTTTGGTAACTGCAATATCAATAAAACTAACAACATTAGCAGCTGCAGTTTTGGCAGCATTCGCATTAATAACAGCATTAGCTGCATTCATTGCTGCATTAGTTGAAGAAACAGCTGTATCAGCTTTGGTAACTGCAGTATCAATAGAACTAACAACATTTGCTGCTGCAGTTTTGGCAGCATTTGCATTAATAACAG